TGCCGATCGTGCCACCCGCTCCGGCGCCGTTGCACCATTTGCAGGGGTAGATTTCCAGTCGCCCAGCGCCGGAGCGGGCCAAGATGTTGTTCTCCTCGATGTACCGCAGAACCGAGGTGGTGCCCGCAGCGCTGACGAGCTGGGTGGCGATGAACCCGTACTGCGCGGTGGGTAAGAGGATGCGGTTCGGCACCACGGCCCAGCCCGAGTTCATCCACACGGTGTTTAACGCGAAGTTGATGTCGGCCAGAATTTCGGCCGGCGTCTTGGTGCTCCACGCCGCCGTGGCGCCAACGCCCGCGCCTACCGGGAAGTTGGTGATGATCCCGACACCGGGGACGCCGGGGGCATAGGCGGGCAGGTTGACGAGCCCTTTGTCGCCCGTGTCGCTGTCACCGATGTACACCATCGCGTCGATGTCCATCTGGTGCTTCAGGCGCATCCCCTGATACTTTTGCTGGTCGATCGGACGCCCGATCTTCAGTGCCGACTCCAGCTCCAGCACGGTGTACTTCAGCTCCATCGCCCAGGGGCGCAGGGGCTTGGTGAGCTGCGCGATGTCCACCGACACGCCGACGATCTCGGTGGTGTTCTTGCCGATCCACGCCTTGCCGCCGGTGATGGCGTTGCTCATCCCGAGCCCGCCGGGGCTGCCGAAGGTGCTGAGGGTCCAGGCGGTGGCTTCGTCGGCCAGCGTCACATCGGAGCGCAGGTCGATGTCTCGACCCCAACTGACGGCGGCCAGCGGCAGGTGGAGGGTCTGGTCGAGGCGGACCAGTTCGCCGTGATAGAAGGCGCCCGAGCTGTCGTACCAGGCGCCGTCGTGGCTGCGGTACGGCCGGTCGTACTGCCGTCCGTGGTGGTTGCCCATCGCGTCGTGGGTCGGCCCACGGCGTTGGTCGAGGAGCATCGCGTCATCGGCGGTGCGCCAGCCTCGGTGGATGATGGCAGGCGCCGAGAGCGCCGTGCTCGACAGAAGTCCGTCAAAAGGCATAGGTCAGTCCCCCTTACATGCCGACGTTGAAGGCGATCTCGGTGACGCCGTTAGCGTCGGCCGCGCCCTGATAGGTGCAGGAGCTGGGCAGCGCGATGGTCTCGCCCGCTGCTCCCGCCACCGCCTCGAAGCCGCCCCGCACATGGGCGCCTGCGCTGGCCGCCACCCAGACAAAGACCGGGCCGCCTTTGCGCGTCACGCCGTTGACGATGACGTTCATGTACCCCTGCCGCAGTACGTCGACGGCGGAGATCGGCTGGCCGGCGGAGCCCCACGGGTTGACCGGGCTGCCGAAATCCTGCCCGCCGAAATAGCCGCTGGCGTTGGGGGTCTGTTGCGGGAAGCCGCGCACCACGATGCCGTAGACCGGCTCGGTGGTGGCGGCGACAGGGCGCGCCCCGCCGCTGGTGATGTCGATGGTGACCGCCTGGCCGGTAAAGGCCGGCGGCCCGGCCTGGTGGGTGGCGCAAGGCTCGATGATGGCAGCCGGGGTCATGCGGGTGACATCACCCGAGAACCCCGCCCCCATCCGGTAGGCAAACGTCATGTAGTTGTCGGGCATCGGTACGCTCCTTTACGGGGTGGGGATTTAGCGGGGCTGGCCTCGCTCGTAGTGCTTGTTGAGCACCGCCTGCAGATCGGTTGGGGTCTGCAGCGGCCCGGTGCCCGCGACACCGCCGCCAAAAACCAGATCGGCGGTGTTGCGCACCTGCGCTCGGTTGCTGCGCGCCTTGATCTTCGCGGCGCCGATAAACAGCCGCTTAGCCGCGTCGCAGGTCATGCCGCTGGCGCCGTTGAAGCGCCCGCCTTCCAGATCGTCGATGATCTCCCGCGTCTCGGGGTGAGCCCAGGCGGCGTCGAGCACCCGGCGGCGGAAGGCGCACATGGCGTCGTAGGTCCGCTTTGGCGGCGCCGCGCGGTCGTAGGTCGGCAGCTTGATGCCGGGGACCAGAACCTCGGCCAGGGCCAGCGTCTCGTTGAAGCTGTCCTGGAAGATCGCGCTGTCCCGCACCCGGGCGACATCGTTGAATTTGGTGCCCGGAGGCGCCTCCAACTGGAAGCCCGTCAGGATCGCCCGGTTCTCGGAGCCGCCGGGGGCGCCCGGCAGGTCATCCTTGGTGTCGTCGTCATCGTCCTTCTTCTTGGGCGGAAACTCGTCGCGCCCACGCTTCGCATCGCGCGCCCGGCGGGCGTCGCGGTGGGGATACGAATCGGCAACGCTGTCGGTGCCGCGCCCGATGGCGTCCCATACCTCGTCCATCTCGGCGCCCTGCTGGATCAGTTGTTCCTCCAGCGCGTGGATCGTCGACACGGCGGTTTCGAGCTGCGCCGGGTCGAGCGTGACGCCGCCCTCGTCGGCGGGTTCAGCGGCGCCGTTGCCGTTGCCACCGTTGTGCAGGTGGACGTGCACGCCGCTGGCGCCGTTGCCGTTCTCCTTCTCCTCGTCCTTGGTCTTGTCCTTCTCGTCCGGGTCCTCGTCCCGCAAGGCGAGGTCCAAGGCTTTCTCGGCGTCGTCGCGGGCTCGGAAAGCGGCCCTGATCTTTTCCGAAAGGCTCGACTTCTTTGCTGGTGCCGGCATGGCGCCGTCCTCCGTGGTCCGTTGCTGAAGGTCACACTCGGACAGCCCCACCAATTCGCTGTCACCGATTGCACAGCGGGGTCCACAGCGGCCCCGTTCGACCAAAGCCAGGTGGTTGGCTCGGATGTTGCGCTGGCGACCGTGGCCCGGCCCCAGCTCCTCGTAGTCGGCGTCGTAACCCACTGAAAGTTCGCGCTTTCCCCGGTCGATCAGCGCGATGGCGTCCTTGTCCCAGATCAGCAGGTCGGCCATCAGCACGTCGTCGTCGATCCCCACGCCTCGGCGCGGGTTCATCACATGACCGATAATCAGGTCGCGGTAATTGTCCGGCGTCACGTCGGCCCGCCCGTCTTCGCTCATCGGGTGCTCGTTGACGATCGGGGCGCCCTGCAGGGAGGCGATGCAGGCGGGGTGAAACACCTCCTCGGGATCGCGCTCGACCCGCACGACGTCGGCGGCGCCGGCCTCGATCGGGGTCTCGTCCGGGCCGTAAAGCTGCATCCCGGTGCGGGCGATCGGCACGTCTTCGCAGACCAGTTCGCCGTGTTTCTTCAGGTGTCGTTTCGGGCCGATTTGCTCGACGGTGTAGTAGTTCATCGGCCCTCCTACTCGAATGCGGCCCCTTCCGTGTAGCCAGCGGCGCGGAGGGCTTCGAGGTACGCGGGGTTGCGCGCCTGCGGCCCGAGCCTGGCGCTGATGTCCATGCCCGGCAGCACGATCTCGGGGAAGCACCGGCAGTTGTAGATTTGTCCCGGGTGGGCGCGGACCTCGCGCTGCCCCGGATCGGTGGCGACCGGCGGCTCGCTCCACTTGTGGAAGCTGCCTTCGAGGTCCTTGTGGCTGACCCGCACGTCGCGGTCGCGGGCCGTCCTCCAGATGTACCCCTCGCTGCCGACATGCTCGGCGCGGACCTGCTGCAGGGTGGTGGCGGCCCGGCTGGTCTCGGTGCGGGCGATCAGATTGGCGCGCGACAGCGACACCTCGCCGCTAGCGTACAGCTCTTGCGCGATGTCTTCCCAGCGCTTGCCGCCGGTCACCGCCTCCATCGCCAGGCGCTGCACCCGCTCGGCGGCGTCATACGGCAGGGAGGTGATGAAGTCCGTCGTCTCGGCGATCAGCCGTTGCACATGCGGCCCGATGTCGGCTCCGGCGATCTCCTCGCGCAGGGCGCGGTTGATGGACTGCCCGAGCTGGTGCCAGCCAGCGGCGTCGCGGCGCGACACGTCGGCCAAGAGGCGCTCGGCGGTTGCGTTGGCCCAGGGCGTGATCAGGCGCCCGTAATCCTGCAAGGCGGCGACGATGCGCTGCAGCCCGCTCGGCTCGTCGGGGGTGGCCATGCCGGTGACGATGTGGCCGATCATGCGGGCGATGCGGCGGAGCTGCACCGCGAACTGGTTCTCGGCGCGGCGGGCCCGGATCGCGGCGCGGCGGGCTTCCTGATAGCCCTGGTGCGCGCCGCGCCCCTTTAGGCCGTAGCCCGGCCGCCCCGGTTTCGGATCGAAGAACGGCGACCAGCCCTTGTACCAGTAGCCTTCCGGGTCGTCAGGCGGCGCCATTGCGGCTGGTTGGCCCCTGCTTCGCGGCGGTGCCCTTCAGGCTGATCGGCGGGATGGTCGGTCGCGGCACCGGCCCGCCGCTCTTGCCGGGCTCCTCGCCGGGGGCGCCGCCAGGCTGCCCGGGCGAGCGCTGCGGCTGCGGCGTCTGCCCCGGCACGCCGCCCATCATGCCCATCTCGGCCATCTCGGCGGGCGATGGCGGCAGGTCCTCCTCGGCTTCCTCGATCTGCTCGTCGGTGATGGTCGACCAGATGCCGGTCTCGCGGGAGGATTGCCGCAGCTCCTGCAACACCGTCTTGCGCGGCACGATGCCGAGCTCCTCGGCGCCGAGGATCGTGCGGGTGTTGACCTCGGCGACGTTGGCTTTCTCGACCGTGGTCATCTGCCACAGCGGGCGGAACTGGTAGCTCCACTCGTCGGGCAATGCGACTCCCTCCGATTTGGCGGCGCAGTGCAGCACCGCCGTGATGCCGCGCCGCAGCCGCAATTCCTGCTGCTGATGGATGCCGTCGTAGTAGTTGCGCCAGTCGCTGTCGCCGGTCGCGTTGAGCCCGGCGGGGCTCTGGCCAAAGAGGCGCACCGCCGGTATCTGCAGGGCGCCGCAGAGCTGTTGCCCGATCTGCAGGAGCACCGCGTCGAGGCCGCCGAAGGCGTAGGCGATCGACTGAAATTCGTCGCCCTCGCCGAGCAGCGTGATGCCCTCGTTGGTCTGAAACCGCGTCATCATTTCGATCCGCTTCATCAGCCCCAACTGCGCCGCCGGGCTCATCGCCGCGACCTCGCGCAGGTCCTTCAGCTTTACGATGCGCAGGTAAGCCCGGTAGACGAGCTGGGCGATCCCCTGCGTCGTCGAATCGAAGGCGTTCAGGCGGTCCCACAGGCGCTCATAGATCGACATGCCCCAAAGGTTCTCGGTCACCTTCTGCCAGTACGGCAGGCGGATGCCCTCGTATCGCAGGACCCGGCTGTGGTGGATCGTCATCCGGGGGACGCTCATCGAGTCGGCGTGGGTGCGGTAGAACTCCGGCAGACCGCGATCGGGGCCGGGCTCGGTGACCAGCGTGTTCAAGGTCGGCTCGACCTGCCAGCGGTCGAACACCGCGAGCCCCTTGAATTTGCCCTTGCCGATCGTCTCGACCCGCAGCGGGGTGGCGGGGTCCTGGTCCTCCACCATCAGCACCGCGATGGCGCCGCCGTACAGCCTGCCCCACTTGATCAGCTCGTTGAGCGAGTCCCAGAGCTGCAGCGTGTTTAACAGCTTGTCGAGCTGGTCGCTGTCCTGCGGCGGGATCGTGCCGCCGAAGTCGATGCCCATCTTGACCATATCGTCGGCCACCGCATCGACCGCGACGCCGCACACCCAGGAGCCCCGGTACATCCATTCCAGCAACTGGCGCTGGCGGGTGATCGGGTTGAACCCGTAGGTCGAGCCGGCGTGCTGGTTGAAGGTGCCGCTGCCGACGCTGGCCATGAAGTTGACGTAGCTGTCGTGCGTCGCCTTGGGGTCGACCGGCTTGCCGTCCTCGGTGGCGAGGCGGGGGCGATATTCGCCGGACCAAGAGTTCACCACTTGCCCCAAGCCTCCAGGAAGACGTTGCCCGAGCCCTCGACCAATAGCTCGGTGATCGCCCACACCAGCGCGTCCACCCGGTCGGGGGAGCCGTCGACAGAACGGTCGTAGTCGACCGTGAAACTGGTCATCTGGTCTTCGAGCGCGCCAAAGAAGCCGACATGGTGGACCTTTCCTTGCTCGTACAAAGCGCTGATCGGCTCGGCCCGGATGACCTTGCCGCGCGAGGCGTGCACGGCGGTGAAGGGCACGGCGGGGTCGATCATCCGCAGCGTGTTCTCGACCATCTCCCCGCCCGCGTTGATCTCGGCGACGATGCGGTCGGCGGGCCGGTCGGCGTGGTGAAACTGCGCCAGCGCCTCTTTCGCCCACTCGGTCGGCTGGTAGTGCCCGCTGCGGTCGGACAGGACATAGGCGTGGCCGGCAAAGTCCTTGCCCGCGACGATGATCCCGGTCTCGTCGGCGTCTTCGCCACTGGTCATCGCCGGGTCGATCGCCACCACGACGCGGGTCAGGTCCGGCAATTTGGTGTCGTACCGCAGGCGGTCGCGCTCCAAGACGTCGCGGGTCCACAACGCCCCCGGCACGTCGTCCAGGATCTCGGCGTAAATCTCCTGGCGGCCGAGGCGGGTGCCTTCGTGGCGGGCGATGATCCGGCTGAAATACCGCTCGGGCAGGTGCGCCCGGTTGGCGTAGCTCGATGTCCGCCGCACCCGGCATTGCGGGTCCGACAGCAACTGGCGCACCAGCTTGATGGGGCGCGGGGTGGTGGTGATCATCGCACGCGGGCTTCTGCCGATGCGGAGCCCGAATTCGAAGTTCGACCAGGTTTCCTCGGTGTACTTCCAGGCGGCCAGCTCGTCGGCCCAGCCGATGGCGTGCTGCGGTCCCCGCAGGCGGTCGGGTCGCTCGGCGCTAAAGAGCTGTGCCTGGGCGCCGTTCGGCCACTGCAGGCGGTTGTTGCGCAACACCGGGTAGTCCCCCGGCGGGGCGATGCGCTGCAGCCCGGCGGGTCCCTCGACCATGACCCCGATCACGTCGTCCATCGTGGCGCCGATCAGGGCGATCGGGTTGTGGGTGTTCTTGGCGGCCCGGATAAACTCGGCGCCTGCGCGGGTCTTCCCCGAGCCGCGCCCGGCCAGCATCATGTAGTACGACCAGTCGGGGTCGGACGGCGGCAGTTGGCTGGGGCGGGCCCAGAAGGGCCAATCCCACAGGAGCCCCGCTACGTCGTCATCCGACAGTTTCTTGATCAGGCGGGCCTGCTCCAGCTCCGTTCGCAGCGCCATTTGCTCGGCGGGCGACAGGTCCAGGGGCGGCGGGGCCGGCAATCCTGAGCCGTTCCCCCATCTGCTTGAGTTCTCCGAGGAGACGTTCTCTGGCATCGGTGATCTCGATCGGTTTGCCGCCTACCCCGGTGATCTCCTGGCGGCGGGTATAGCCGCGACCCTTGCCCTTGGTCTCCAGATAGAACAGGACGGCCCAGCGCTCGCCGTTGTTCAGGCTCTGGATCAGCTTGCTTTCCGCCAGGTCGAGCGAGGTCTCGACCAGATCGTCCACCACGGCCCGCAGCTCCTGGTGGCGGCTCAGGTAGTTGCGCACCGTTTTCGGGGTGCAGCCCAGGGCGCTGGCGGCCAGCGCGGAAATCCCAGCCGACTGGCGCAGCGCGTGCTCGACCTGTGCCACCGTGTACTGCGCGCCGCCCGGGCGGACGATCCGGGGTTTCGGTTTTCTGGCGGCGTCGCTCATGGCTTCACATAGAGCGTGTGGCCACATTCATGGCAGACCACTTCGAGGTACTCCGGGTTGGCGACGCCGGATACGGTCCCGGCGACATCTTCGCTGGTGATAAAGGGGTCATCCCCCGCCGGGGTGGGACTCCCGGCAGGGGATGCTTCACTGCCCACCGCAGGAGATGCCGGCGGCACCGCGAAGTTGAAGTCCAGCGACGTCATGTCGAAGTTGAAACTGAGGTTGAGCCCGGCCAGCTCGCGCTGCAGGGCTTCCTCGTCCCAAGTCGAAAACTCGTGGACTCGGTTGTCGGCGAGGCGGTCCAGCCGGTTGGTCTCCTCGTCGGCGTCGCTGTAGACGCAAGGAAGGGCGCGCATCTTCAGGCGCTGCGCCGCCTTCCAGCGGCTGTGCCCCTTGATGATGACGTTCTGCCGGTCGAGCAGGATCGGCACGTTAAAGCCGACTCGCGGGATCAGCTCGACCAGCTTGTCGATCGTCGCCTCGTTGAATCGCGGGTTCCGCTCATACGGCTTGATCGCCTTGATCGGCACCATGACGAGCTGGCTGACGGGGGCGGGCATCTATCCTCGCTTCACGCGCAGGCGCGTGCCGCAGTGATTGCACACGACTTCGAGGTATGCTGCCTCGGTCGGCGGGTCGGGCTCATCGCCTGGCGCTGGCTCGGGCGACGGCGGTGTTGTGGCATGCACGCCGCCGTCTCCCGGTAGCGCAGGGGCGGGCTCGCCGTTCAGGTGGTCTGGCGGGCTTCCAGCGGGCTCTGGCAGGGCTTCCGGCGGCTCGGGGAGCGGCACCGAGAAATCCAGCATCGCCAGGTCGGCGCCGAAGCTCGGGGCCAGGAGGCTCACCTCCATCTGCAGATACTCGTCGTCCCAGGCGCTGTACTCCTGCACCCGGTTGTCCGCCAGGCGGTCGAACTTGTTGGTCTCCTCGTCGGCGTCCGAATAGACGCAGGGTATCTCGGTCATGCCGAGGCGGATGGCGGCGCGCCACCGGGTGTGGCCCTTGACGATGATGTTCTGGCGATCGAGCAACAGCGGCACGTTGAACCCCGTCTTGGGGATCAATTCCACCAGCTTGTCGACGGTCACGTCGTTTTTG